AATGAAGGACTCCGAGCATGGTTAGCACCAGTTGACCAACCTCATGAGAACTTCGTGTTCCCTGAAGAAGTCTTGCCAAGAGGCAACGCACTTTAAAATAAATAGAGGGGTTAAGACCCCTCTTTTTTAATGGCGTATTATTATCCCGAAGGATATTTTGGACCTGTTTGTGATGCACCAGTCGATGATGCTATCATTGCTAATAGATCTCGACGCGCTGTTGAACTGGAAGTTGATGATAGGGTCGATACATTTAGATATGATGATGATTTTTTCAATGCGGTAAAAGGTATATACGACCCCATCTTTCTTATTAAAGCAGAAAGATGTAGGATAGACCCAGTAACGGGAGAACGTTTTGACTGTGTATTTGAATACGTAGACGACTTTGAACCAATTGACTACGATTATTTAAATCGTCAAATTGGACTTAATGATGTTTTTTTTGTTCCTGATATTGGACCTGATGCATGTTCTCCATTTGACCCAGATATTAATATTAAACCTCTTTCTTTCTATAGTACCACTGGACAACAAACGTTAAAGGGTGCCATAGAACGTTCATCACCAGTAACATATGCAGTAACTTCCTCTACAGAAGCAGTTGTAACTGCAAGTGATTTGACTGCTACTTTTGATAGTAATGGAAATTTAGTTGTTGGAGGAACAGGAACTGGTATTGTTTATTTTGATTTTGAGTGGGATGATAATCCAAATGATGCTGGAACTGCTCTTGGTACTTACAGTGTTGCTGGTATAAGTTTTACTCAAACTCCTGGAGTTGAGGAGGGTAATGAGAATAATTCTGCAGAAGTAACTGCTCAAACATATACAGCAACTATTACTGGTAATAGCGGGGGATTTACTGTAAAAAATTCTGGAAAGCAACTTTGCTTTAGAGATAATGATGGAAATGATTGTAATGCTAGTCTTACTATTACAAATGTCATATCTGTAGATACTGTTGCGAATGGTTCTTACTGGAGTGAGGAAGGAAATACTTATGCCGTCTGGGTTAATCCTGAAACTTGTACGTTACCTAATGAGACACAACAGGTAACGTATTTTGTTGACATACCAGTAACAGATACTTATGCATTTACTTTTGCTACAGATGATGTTGGGGAGTTATTCCTAAATGATGAGACAACTCCCTTAGTTACTGCTAATGGCGGAATATTTTCTGGAGGAGCACTTAACACTCCTTACACCGCTACAACAACTCTTAATCAGGGAAAAGTAAAAGTAACTGTAAGAGTGACAAACTCTGACGCAGGATTTGTAGATGGAAATGGAGAGCCAGAAGGACTTGCATATAGTTGGATACGAAACCCTGGTGGTTGGTACATTAAAATTTGTAGGGGGACAGCATGTCAGGAACCAACTACAAGTGATTGGGTAAGAGCTGGTCCTCACCAAGGATGGGGAGACTTCATGGATACTTATGCGGTTTATCCATCTAACACTGACTCTTTAGTTGGAACTCATTCTCAAACTTGGAATTTTGTTGTACCTTCTGCAGGAGATTACATCCTTGAATATGCAGCAGATAACAGTGCAATATTTACATTGGACGGTTCACAAGTTGCGACAACGACAAACTTCAATTCGTCTGATACTGTTACGGTGTCTTCTTTAAGTCAGGGAAATCATACCTTGGTTGGGCAAGTTACTAATGATAATGAATCTGAAAATAGTTGGTCTAAGAATCCTGGCGGAATTGCATGGACATTGCGAAATAGTTCAACTAATGTTATAGTAGCAACGTCATTAGACTTGTTAAATCAAGGAGATGGCAATTTAATTTGGCACACTAGAAAGGCAATTGAATACGAATACTACGAACGCTAATGGAACTACCAAAAATTAGTAACGAAAATCTTCCCAAAGAACTAAGAGAAATTTTGGGTGATGCAGATGCAGAATTCGATGCCATAGTTGACCCTATGGATGTTATCGACATTCAATTCGACCCTGATAGTTATTACGAGGGTCGGTTACAAACATCTGAAATGTTAATAGAGTCTAGAAAGAAGGCTCACGAATACCTTAGAAAACTCAGAGAGCAGGAGAAAAAACAAGATGTATGAAGAACTAAACTGCTTTGAAGAAGCACTGAAGCACTTTGGCACAAGAGTTGAAGTTATCACTGCTATGGAAATGGCACGAAAGATTTCTCCCGAAGATGCATACCAGATGATTAAAGACGAAATGAAAGAAGTGAAGAAGTGCAGAAAACTCTACAAAAAAGAAGGTTGCGAATAGTATAAATAAACTTTGTAAAGATTTACAACAGAGGATGGTGCCTCAACTACTCGCGCCAATCTGTTGACAGCATTCCTTAAGAATGCTATAATTAATCCAACGCAGACGAGTCGAGTCTGCTTTCATCTGCGGGTAACCATTCCGCAAGTAAAATTACGAGGAAACAATTATGTTCAAATCTGTTCTCGCAGCTGCCGCTGCTGCACCTTTCATGGCGACCGCTGCTTTTGCAGGTCCCTATGTGAACGTCGAGGCTAACTCTGGTTTCACTGGTTCTAACTACAGCGGCACCAACATCGACACCCATGTCGGTTACGAAGGTGCTCTGGGCGAATCCGCTGCTTGGTATGTCCAAGGTGGTGCTACCATCGTTGCTCCTGACGGCGGCGCTTCTGACACCGTTCCTTCGGGCAAGGCAGGTATCTCTGCTGGTCTGACCGAGCAACTGTCTGCTTACGGCGAAGTCAGCTTCGTTGGTTCGGGCGTTGCTGGTGTTGACCGTAGCTACGGCACCAAGGCTGGTCTGAAGTTCGCTTTCTGATCCGATAAATAACTGAGAGACCTTTCGTGCGGTCTCTCTACAAGTCGGAACACCCAATGGGACCCTTAGGGGTCCCTTTTTCATCGGAGGAATTATGAAGTTTGAAGTATACACACGCTCTGGATGTCCATACTGCACTAAAGTAAAGCAGGTCCTAGCGGGCAAAGGATATTCTTACACAGAAAAACAACTTAATAATCACTTTACTCGTGAAGATTTTTATGCTAAGTTTGGTACTGGTTCTACCTTCCCTCAAGTCATCTTAGATGAAAAACGTCTGGGAGGATGTACCGAAACTGTTAAGTACCTTAGAGAAAACAATCTCGTTTAAGGACTAAATAATCTTGAGTTCAAGACATAGGAGGGGTTGGTTTCCATATTATTGTAAACGATTAAAGGAGGGAAACCATGTTAATTGCACTAGCAGTTTTAGTTACCATCGGTGCTTTCATTCTCGGCATCACTGTTTCATGGTTAGCGAAAGGTTACGTTGAAGATTTTATCGAAAACGCTGCCTATGCTAAATCTGTCACACATCCAGAAATGTTTGACGAAGATGGCAACATGCTACACGATGAACTAATCTACATCAGACCAGACGCTCAATATTGGGGCGATGATTTTGATGATGAGGATGACGACGAATGATTTAAAAGGAGTTAATTATGCCACGCAATATGGAAAACAGTAACCCTAGGTTACTGCTTAGTGAGATTTTGAGAAAAGTCTCCAATGCAAAGACTAAGCAGGAAAAAATTGACCTGCTCCGTAAACACAACAGCACTGCTCTTCGACAGTTGTTAATTATCAACTTTGACGAGAGCATTGTTTCTATGCTTCCAGAGGGAGATGTTCCTTACACTCCTAATGATGCACCTGTAGGTACAGACCACTCTCGCCTTGAGCAAGAATATCGTGGTCTCTATCGTTTCTTCAAAGGTGGTGCAGATAAACTGTCTTCGCTGAAGCGTGAGTCTATGTTTGTTCAACTTTTGGAAGGACTTTCTGCAGAAGAAGCAGAACTTCTGGTTCTTGCTAAGGATGGACGTATGAACGATAAGTACAAGCGCATCACCAAAGCGGTTGTATCTGAAGCATTTCCTAGCATCGAGTGGGGGGGACGCTCTTGAAGTTTATCGCTAAGGAATGTGACCCTTCTCTTGCAGAGGACAGGTCACTTCCTTACACAGCATATCTTGTCGAATACTTACAAGATGGTATAACTAAGTTTGACCTGGTATATGGTAACAAACGGTCAGAAATCTTTGATTATTATTGGGACTTGTATAGACATGACCTAATTAGTATGACACAATCTGAAGGTAGAGTGAATCCTAAACTATGGCAAAATCCAGCGGATCAAAAGAAAAAGAAAACCAAATGACGATTTATTTTGATAAACGTGCGTTTGAACAGAAAGAAGAGGAAGAAAAGCAGGAGTTAGAAGAGCAGGAAAAGAAAGAGGCAGCAGTAAAAGCATTGGCTACTGTTGCTGCTGTCTTTACCAAACCTCTGATTCTTATGCTATTATGGAACTGGTTAATGCCTGGTATCTTTGGTCTTGCAACTATTGGATACCTAAAGGCATTCGGACTTTACGCAATCTCTCGTATATTATTTGGTAACAAAACTAATGACTAAAGTATGTCTTGTCTCTGTTACTCCTGATGCAGAGAAAACTATCGGGTATGTTGCTCGTGTGAGTAATCCCGCTAATCAGGAGAATGAAAAGGTTGCTGGACTGTTGAAGTATTGCATCAAGCACCAGCACTGGAGCATCTTTGAGCAAGCACATATGACTCTGGAGATTAACACTACCAGAGCAATCGCAGCTCAGATTTTGCGTCACCGTTCGTTCACCTTCCAAGAGTTTTCCCAACGCTATGCAGATTCGTCTCTGCTTGGTGATGAGATTCCTCTGCCCGAACTTCGTCGTCAGGATACTACCAATCGTCAGAAGAGTATCGATGACCTGGACCCCTTTATCAAACAGAAGTTTGAAATCTGGATGCAGTATCACTTCAAGCAGACGATGGATGTCTACAAGGAGATGCTGGAAGCAGGTGTGGCAAAGGAATGTGCTCGCATGATTCTGCCCATGGCAGTGCCCACCAGAATCTACATGACAGGCTCTGTGCGTTCATGGATGCACTACATTGATTTGCGTTGCGCTCACGGCACCCAGAAGGAGCACCAGGACGTTGCAGAACTCTGTAAGCAGCATTTCATCTGCCAGTTCCCGACCATCTCTGAGGCGCTTGGATGGTGCCCTGAGGGCGACTGCGGATGCTCTCAGCACCTTGACGAGTGCAACTGTATTCAACCGTCTTTGAGGATTGATTAATGCCTACCTACCCCGTAATAAATAAGGTCACAGGGGAGAAAAAAGAACTCTCCATGACTATGAAAGAATACGAAACCTGGAAGGGAGAAAATCCCGACTGGGACAAAGATTGGATGGCAGGTGTTGGTGGGGTAACCTACGGCACTCCTAAACAATCTGAAGGATTCAAAGAGGTGATGACCAAAGTGCAAAAAGCACACCCCCGAGCAAACTTGAGTCGTTTTACTTGATATGCCAAGAGCCCGTAAAAGGAATACTACGAGTAATCCTGTTTCCAATATGACCGCTAAACAAATTCGAAGAAAAAAACCGATTGATAAGTCCTATATGGTTCCTATCAATCCCCTAACTCCGAATCAAGAAACTGTTTTTGAACAGTATGGTTTGGGTCAAAATCTTTTACTTCATGGTGCAGCAGGAACTGGTAAAACTTTTATCACGCTCTATCTTGCTTTACAAGAAGTGCTTGACGAAAGAACTCCTTATGATAAAATTTACATTGTAAGGTCTCTTGTACCTACGAGAGAGATTGGTTTCCTTCCTGGTGACCATGAAGACAAGTCGGCACTTTATCAGATTCCATACAAAAACATGGTGAGATACATGTTCAGTATGCCTGATGATAATTCGTTTGATATGCTTTATGACAACCTCCGAGCCCAAGAAACTATTTCTTTTTGGAGTACTTCTTTTATTCGTGGAGTTACTCTTGACAATGCGATTGTCATTGTTGATGAATTCAGTAACTTGAACTTCCATGAACTTGATTCGATGATTACTCGTATCGGTGAAGATTCTAAGATTATGCTGTGTGGTGATATCACTCAGACTGACCTTGTAAAAGAGAACGAGAGGTCTGGTATTGCAGACTTCATTAAAATTTTGCAGAACATGCGAGAGTTTACTTGTGTAGAGTTTGGTATCGAAGATATCGTTCGCTCTGGACTGGTCAAGTCTTATCTGCTTACAAAGTATAATATGGGATTCTAATGTTTAATTTTGTTGATGTTGTCCTCAATAATCATGTTGAGGTCGAACCTGTGACCCAAGATGGCACTCGTTTCTACCCCATTCCTGGGGCGGATAAATATTATCCGAGTGTAACCTCTATCACATCGTTTAAGAACGCGCAGTTCTTTGCCGAATGGCGAAAAAGAATAGGTGAAAACGAGGCAAATCGAATTACTGCTAGAGCAACACAGAGAGGCACTGCCTTTCATGCTTTGACAGAAGACTACTTCAAAGGACAACTAGATATCAACAAATACTTGGAAAATAATCCATTATCTGTTAGAATGTTTCAGTCGGCAAAGTCTACGCTGAACCGAATCAATAACATTCATTGTCTAGAAACGTTTTTGTATTCACATTACCTCGGTTTAGCAGGTCGAGTAGACTGCATTGCGGAATTCGATGGTGAGTTGGCAGTAATCGATTTTAAAACCTCAACTAAAGAAAAGAAAGAAGAGAACATCGAGAACTATTTTGTTCAAGAGACTGCATATGCAGCGATGTTCCTTGAGCGTTCGGGTATCGAGGTAAAGAAAATTGTCACACTTATCGCCACTGAAGAAGGAACTATTCAAACTTTTGAGAAGTACAATCTTGATGACTATTTACAATTACTCAAATCCTATATTGAAGAATTTGTTAGGGGAAGAACAAATGTCTAAAGAACAGTTGGAAGACAAGTTTCTAACTCCTACCAAGTTCTCTCAAGAAATTGAAAGACTGGTGAAGAGTAGTAACGGATTAATTTCATATGTGGAGGCAGTCGTAACCTACTGCCAAGAGCATGAAATTGAGCTAGAAACTGTTCCAAAACTGATTTCTAAACCTCTTAAAGAACGGTTGAGACACGAGGCAGAACGCCTCAATTATATGAAACAACAACGCTCAAAAGGAGTATTGCCACTGTGACTGGTTTTGAAGTGTACAAGATGTATCTTGCATTAAAACAACACTTCACTAAAGATAATTATGATTATGTGAAATACAGGGGCAAAGTCACTGCCTCTGAAAAATCATTTGAAGAAAGACGTGACCGTTATTTCTTCAAGAAATTAGCGACAAAGTATGGGGACAAAGATATCCTCAATTACTTTGTCGCTAATTTCATTTTTGACCCTAGGGGATACATAAAATCTTTTAGTGATGATATCTACACTCGTTGGAAGATATATCAAGAGTCTTTCTCTTATAAATTTAAACAGGATGTCGATTCTCTTTTAGAAGATGTCGCACCCCCTTATGAACAATCCTTCGACAGTATTTTTGCTACTCGTAAGGGACAACATCCTATTATCCTGAAGAAATATTTGTCTCAGGAGATAACATTAGAAACACTGGTTGTATTTGAACACTGTCTAGGATTTGTCGAACGTTTTGATTCGTCGCTGAGCGACCCAATCTGGAAACAAACTAGAAATAGTATATTGAAGTATAGACCTTTTATAGAAATTGATTGTAAGAAATACAGAGGTGTTATTTTAGACACTATTAGGAGAAAGGTATGAGTTTTTTCAAGTCGGAACAAGTTCAGGCAAACTTGCAGGACATTTTCAACACTTATCAAGAAATTGCATCCATGACTTCCCAACTTGGGAGTATGAGTAAGAAAGAAAAGTTAGAGCACATTGAGGATTGCAAAACCCTCATCGATAAACAGAAAACATTTTACACTCGTCTCTGTCTGGCATCGTATGAGGATGCAGAGGCAGCAGACATGAAGACCCGAATCAATGCCCTGTCCCAGGCATTCGGGTACAGAGACCTAGCTGAGTGCATGGATGCCATGGTGGCGACACTTGAACAAGCGGCACAGAGGGAGGTTGACTAGGACTAAATAGTGTGCTATCCTTACAGGGTAGTCAACCAATACAACTACACACAACTAATACGGAGAATACGATTATGTCTTTTGCATCTCTCAAAAAAGCGTCTTCCAAAGGCGACACTTTCGCAAAACTGACGCGAGAGATTGAAAAACTGAACCAGCCCGCTGCTGGTTCTTCTGCCGACGAACGTTTCTGGAAACCTGAAATGGACAAGTCTGGCAATGGTTATGCTGTTATTCGATTCCTGCCTGCTCCCGATGGTGAAGAAATGCCTTGGGCAAAGGTCTGGAGTCATGCCTTTAAGGGTCCTGGTGGACAATGGTACATCGAGAACTCTCTGACTACTCTCGGTAAGGATGACCCTGTGGGCGAAATGAACCGCGAACTGTGGAACAGTGGTCGTGATTCTGACAAGGAGATTGCTCGTGCTCAGAAACGCAAACTGTCCTACTATGCTAACATCTATGTTGTGCAAGACCCTGCACATCCTGAGAACGAAGGTCGTGTGTTCCTCTACAAGTTTGGCAAGAAAATCTTTGACAAACTGACCGAAGCAATGCAACCTGCATTCGCTGACGAGACTCCTATCGACCCCTTCAACTTCTGGAAGGGTGCTGACTTCAAACTGAAGATTCGCAAGGTCGAAGGTTACTGGAACTACGACAAGTCTGAGTTCGCTGCACCTGGAACTCTGGGTGGGTTTGATGATGACAAACTCGAAGGCATTTGGAATCAAGCATACTCTCTCGCAGAGTTTGAAGATGCCAAGAACTTCAAGACCTATGAGCAACTGCAAGCACGCCTGAACCTGGTGCTTGGTAAGACTGGTTCCTCCCCTGTCGTTAACGAAGAGGAAGAGGAAGTGTTTGCGAAACCCATGCCTTCCGAGTCCTGGGGCAAAGAAGTCTCTGACTTCCGAGAGAAAGCAGTTGCTGCTTCGCCTGTAGAAGATGAAGAGGACACCATGTCCTACTTCGCCCGTCTCGCT